CGAGTGTGAAGCAATCGCAGTACCCGGCAAGCATAGGTACTTGCTGCCACTCGACAACGATATGCGAAAGAAACTGGCACCATTGCGCAAGCAGTATCCGAAGCGCGAACGAAGTGCTGACAGCGGCACGCTCGACGTCCAGTCGAGAGGGGGCAGTGCAAGTCTGACCCGTTCGCTTTCTTCAGCGGACGAATAGCAAATGGAGATCATCGAACCGGGCCACACTCGTCGCAACCTGCGGAAGCTGGAACAGCAGATCAATCAATTCGAGGTTCCAGAGTCGCTGCTGGTGAATCTGCCAAAGCTGATGGGACAGATCGCAGCGACTGGAACGAAGCGCGAGAAGATCGCAGCGACTCGCTGTGTCATTGCCATGATTCGAGCCAACAACCCGCAGCCAGTGCAGCACCAGCATCTGCACCAGCACGGGACAGACGGCAACCGACACGATGCGACGGAGGGCATCAGCTTTGAACAGCGTCGCCAACAACTCAGAGACAGAAATCGACGAGCTGCTGGGTCTGGCGGAAACTGACGCAGATCTTGACTACATCGCGGAGCTGATTGCCGCGCGAGATCAAGCAGACACGACGACAGCAGCGCAGAAGATCACGCTGGAGCAGCTGACGCAGCAATCGGCGGCGCATCTGCTGGGCGTCACGACTCGACATCTGCGAGATCATCAACCAGCACGCAACAACGACGGCACCTATCACGGACCGGACATCGTTCAATGGGCAATCGATCGAGCAGTCGCAGACGCTCGCGACAAGTGGGAGCGACGCACCGACGTCAGTCTGGCGGCGAAAGACCGGCAAGCACTCGCGCGAGCGATCAAGCTGGAAGAAGAAGCCAAAGGCGTGCAAGGCACCTACGTCAAGAACGCAGACGTCAAGCTCGAATTCATGGCGATGGCCGCATCTGTTCGCACCGAGCTGGAAGCGCTGCCGAAAGCGATGTCGAACGACTTTCCCGAAGATCGTCGCGAGTTTCTGACCGGCGAGCTACGCGGGCAAGTGCGACAGATTCTGCGTCGCCTCGCGAACCGTGGCAAGCGACTGCTGAGCAGGAGCAACTGACGTGATTCAGCCGAGCGACTACTGCCACGCATTCGAGCCAGCGCCCGACGTCGGTCTGGCCGAACACTCGATTCGCTGCATCGTCAACGAAGAAGGCCGACCGTTCGACTTTCTCGCGTTTCCGCATCTGGTCGCCCCGGGCGGGCCGTGCGACGCGTTCGATGCTGACTGGATTCGCGAGATCGTTCTGCAGATGGCAAGCCGTCTCGGGAAGACGTTCGTCGTGCTGTGCGGTTCGCTTTACATGGCCGAACTAGCGCCGTGCAATCAGGTGCTCGCTGGTCACGTTCAAGACTTGGCACTGCAGCAAGCCGAGCGAATTCGCACGATGGGCGAGCACAACCCCGCATTCGACGACTCAGGCCTGCAGACATCGCAAAAGAAGCGCCTGGAGTTCAACGGCAACCGAATATACGCGGCATGGGCCAGAAGCCCCGGCACGCTGTCGAACATCAACGCACTGTACGGCGGGGCGTCGGAACTCGACTTGTGGGAGCGCGTCAGCACGTCACGACATCCAGATCCTGAACAGATGTTCGGCGACAGATTCAAGGACAACGACCCGATCCGCAAGGAAATATACGAAAGCATTCCAACGCTGCAGGGAACATACATCGACGAGAACGAGCAAGAGCGACCACGCAGCCGCATCGAAGCGCGACGGCTGAAAGGCACGAACTGCGCATTCTGGGTCGGCTGTCCGTTCTGCGGTGGTCGACAGGTGCTGACCGTCGAACGCGTCAGTCGAGACGGCTACAAGTGCGAGCACTGCGAAAAGCAGATTGCAGACGAATACAGGAAAGCGTTCATCCGTTCGGGTGTCTGGGCTCCAGCTGGCTGCGGCGTCGATCCAGATCGAGCGACAGCAGCAGCGACAGATCGCCTGGCGATTCTGGCCCGCACGTCTGAACTCGAGGTATCAGACCCAGAACTCGACGAGCTACGGGAGCGACTTCGCTGGCAGCAGTGGTCTGGCTGCGACTACCTGACTGGAACGCCGACACGAACAGGCTCCGTCGAGTCGTTTCAGCTGTCGAGTCTGTACGCACTTTCAGTGTCTTGGGAGCGAATCGCAGACGAGCACGCAGCAAACGGCAAGACGCAGAACTTCGTCAATCAGTGGCTCGGTCAGACGTTCGAAGTCGTCGAAGCAGCGAAGATCGATCTGGACGTTGAGGGCAAACTGCTGGCAGACGCGATTCGCAGCGAAATCGGACAGGGCGAGCTGCCGGAATGGGTGCGCTACACGCTGCTGACGATCGACAGGCAGAAACGCGTATTTCCGTGGATGCTGACGGGCTGGAATGCTGACCTCGACGCCGTACACGTCGCCTCAGCGGGTTCGGTGCTGTCATTCGACGAACTTGACGCACTCGCAGAGAAGATCGCGCCAGACGGCATTCTGATGGACTGCGGCTACTTGCAGAAAGACACGCTCGATTGGTGCGTTCAGATGCAGGCGAAAGGGTTCAACGCGAATCCGTGCAAAGGGGGCAAGGCAGCGAACGTGCGGCACCACTTCAAAGCGTATCGTATCGAAGACGAATATGGATTCGCCGCAGAGTATGCCGCAATCCGTCGACTGGACGTCAACACGCAGTCGACGCAGGAGTGGGTCAGCGAGCTGCTGGAGCAGCGCCAGACGATTCGCATCTGGCACAGCGACGGGCTGGATCTGTGCAAAGAGCTGCTGAACGATCAAGAGACAGTGAAGCAGCTGCGCAGCACTTGGGATCGAATCGACCGCCGACATTCGAACGATCAGCGTGACAATCTTCGATATGCCTTCGTCGGTGCCCAGTATCTGCAGCAGCAAGCGTCGCAAGTCGGATTCACAATGCCAACTGGAAGGCGTCGCAGTGAGTAAACCAAACGGATTCACACTGCCTGGCGGCGGGCTGAAGTGCGGAAACTGCGGGGAACTGCTGCCGCGAGTGTATCGAACGACGACGACGCCGGGATTCGTGACACGCGAGCGCAAATGCGAGTGCTGCGGCGACATCAACGTCACGCAGGAACGCATCATCGGCACGCATACACCTCGGCGAACTTTCAACCAGCGAGGCGACTGAATCTGCTCGACGTCGAGCACTTCTGATCGCTCGAAACTCCCGCGAACTTCCGAGAACTCCACAATCTGCCGCAATCTTTCCGCACTGCGCTATATGTAGCAGACTGATCTAGGCAGTGCTTACGAGATCGCAAAACTGCTGGGCATGGCAGATATTGACGATCAAATACTAGCCGACGCAGCGAAGCCGCTCAGCGTCACGAACGGCGACGTCAGCACGACGCGACGCAGCTTGCGCGAGCAGATCGAGGCTGACAAGTATCTGGAGCAGAAGGCTGCTGCCGGATCACCGTTTGACATTTTCAAAGCCAACACGCGCAAGATCGTCCCACCGGGGGCGTGCGAATGACAACGCTGCGACAACGCATCGGGAACCTCATTGCAGGCAAGACAGTCGACGCCAAGTTCGACGTCGCGCAGACGACCGGAAGCAATCGCAAGCACTGGGCGAACGCTGACAGCCTGGCCGCTCGGGCTGCAGTGTCGCCAGTCGTGCGGCATGTCGTGCGGATTCGCAGCCGCTACGAGGCAGACAATAACCCGTGGTATGCGGGCATTCTACGAACTGCCGTGAATCATATCGTCGGCAAGGGACCGCGACTGCAGGTGATGACGGGCGACCGTGCGCTGGATCTGCGAATCGAGACAGCCTGGCGACGATGGGCAGCGAAGGCGAAATTCAATCGGATGCTGCGCAGTGCTGTCGAAACGTACTGGAAAGACGGCGAGGTTTTCGTGCGTCGCATCCATCACGAGCACGGCAACACACTCAACCTCGGCGTTCTGCTGATCGAAGCAGACCAGATCGCTTCACCGCTGACATCTGCAGCAGACCCGCTGACAGATGATGGAATCAGACTCGACGCCAACACGCACGCGCTCAGCTATCACGTTCTGCACGATCATCCCGGAGCTGCGAACGTCACGCACTCGCAGTCGGGCGAATGGGTCGACGCGAATCACATCGTGCATCTGTTCAGAGCATCGCGCCCCGGTCAGACGCGAGGAATACCGCGAGCGACTTCCGGCCTGCAGATGCTGCCAATCATGCGACGGCAAGAACTCGCGACGCTGTATTCTGCGGAAACTGCAGCCAACTTCGCAATGGTGCTGAAGACGAACAGCCCCACGATTCAGGCCGCAGTCAACAACGGCGACGCGTTCGAAGAAGTCGAGCTGGCAGCAAACATGCTGACGAGTCTGCCTGCTGGCTGGGAAGTCGACACAGTAGGCAGCAACCTCCCAGGCCCAGACTACGAATCATTCCAGCGACAGACGCTGCAGGCGTTCTCACGCTGTACGAACATGCCGCAAGCACTCGCGGCAGGATCTGCCCGCGATTCGAACTTCAGTTCATACAAGGGCGACGTCAAGAACGTCTGGCAACCGGAAGTCGAAGTGGAGCAGTGCGAGATCGAGACGACGATTGCTGATCCTGTGTTCGAATGGTTCATGGAAGCTGCCGTCTTCGAGCCGGGACTGCTCGACAGAGCGCCACCGACAGCCGAAATCGACCACCGCTGGGTCTGGCCACCGCTGCCGCAGCTCGACGCGATCACGGCTGCGAAAGCGTCAGCCTTGCGACTGTCGACCGGACAAGCGATGCCGTCAAGTGAAGCGAACAGCGCGGGCAGCGATTTCGAGACAGAGCTGCAGCGGGGTGCAGAGGATTATGGCGTCAGCGTCGACGAGCTGCGGTCAGCGATATTCCGCAAGACGTTCGACCTGCAAGCAGAGATGGCACCGCGCACAGCAACGACAGAACAAACAGATCTGGACAAACGGCCGGCGTCAGCTGAAGCAGCTGCAGGGCGAATGGTTCAAGCAGCAGACGCACCAGCAGACGTCGTCGAGATGACAGCGGACTTCACGGTTCAGGCAGGCGCGAAAACGGGGCAGCGACGCTTCGAGATTCTCGCCTACTCGGGCGGATATCTGCCAGTGGCCGCATATCCGGTGCCAGTGATCATTGATCTGCGTGGACTCGAAGCGTCAGCCGGTGTCCCGATTCTGATCGATCACCAGAAGTCAGTCGAAGCGACTCTGGGACTGACAGACGAAATCGCGAACAGCGGGCGCGACTTGCGTCTGCGTGGACTTGTCACGGCGACGAGCGATCTGGCGAAACAAGTGCTGAAGCAAGACGCAGTCGGCCACACATGGCAAGCGTCGATCGGCGTGCAAGTGCTCGAAGCAGAAGAACTCAAGGCGGGGCAATCGATCACCGTCAACGGGCAGACACTCAAGGGGCCCGCAATCGTCGGGCGTCGTTCAGTGCTGCGAGAAACGTCTGTTCTGCCAATGGGCGCGGACAGATCAACAAGCGTAAACCTTGCGGCTGCTGCCGCGCACTTAATTGAAGGAACGGCAGAAATGACTTTCGAAGAATGGTTGGCCGAATTGGGCCTAAAGCTCGACGACTTGTCAGCAGAACGACAAGCAGCACTGGAGCTGGCCTACGGGGCGGAATATCCAGACGAAGCCGACAAAGCTGCTCCGGTAGCGGCAGAAGCGAAAACGGCACCCGTGCCGGTAGCAGCGTCGGCTGCAGTGACAGCAGCTGCACCGCTCGACGTTGCTGCGTCACTGCGTGAACTCAACCGACAAGCGGCGCTGCAGTTCACTCGTCACGCCGACATTGGTCGCATCGCTCGCAACCACCCGAAGATCGCTGCAAAAGCGATCGAAGCGGGCTGGAGCAACGACAAAGTGGAATTGGAAGTGATGAAGGCCGACAGCTCGAAGACTCGCCCGACATCATTCGGCACAGCTCAGAACAAGCCGGAGAACGAACCGCAGATTCTGGAAGCTGCGCTTTGCATGACTCGCGGCATCAAGGACGTCGACAAGCAGTATCCAGATCAGGTGCTGCAAGCCGCCCACGATCGATTCAAGCGTGGAATCGGCCTCCAGCAGCTGCTGATCACTGCAGCTGCTGCGAACGGAATGCCTTCGCACATCGGCATGGTTGTCAACGACAGCAACATGGCCGAAGTCTGTCGATTCGCTCGCGGGCAAGGCGTGCAAGCGTCTTTCAGTGCGATCAGTCTGCCGGGAATTCTCAGCAACGTCGCGAACAAGGAAGCGCTCGAAGCGTACATGGAAGAGGACGACACGTGGCGTCGACTCGCTGCGATCAAGACCGTCAGCGACTTCAAGCAGACGACCAGCTACAGAATGCTGGCCGATGCGAAGTACGAGAAAGTGGGCCCGGGCGGAAAGATCAAGCACGGGACACTCGGAGAAGAAAGCTACACCCGCCAGGCTGACACCTACGCCCGCATGTTCGGCATCACACGGCAGGACATCATCAACGATGACATGCAGATGTTCGACGACATCCGAGCGATCCTCGGCGTCGGTGCGGCAACGTCTATTCGCGAGCTGTTCTGGGCTACGTTCCTGGACAACTCGACTTTCTACACGGCAGATCGCACGAACTACATCAGCGGAAGCACCACGAATCTCGGTGCTGACGGTGTTGGGCTTGGTCTGGGCGTCAAAGCGTGGCGAACTCGCACGACTCCTGCAGCAGACGGCGCGAAGCGAGTCGGTGGTGCTGCTCCGAACTATCTGCTGGTGCCGCCAGAACTGGAAACGATCGCAGATCAGCTGTACGTCGCGCACAACTCCAACGCGGTCAAAGCGTCGGAAGTCAACACGCATCACAACAAGTACGAACCAATCGTGGTTCCCGAGCTGTCAGATGCAGCCTACACGGGCTACTCAGCGACGGCGTGGTATCTCGGTCGATATGGTGCATTGAACGCACCCGTGGCCGTGTCGTTCCTGAACGGTCAGCAGACTCCGACGATCGAAGCTGCCGACAGTTCATTCGACACGCTCGGATTCGAATTCCGCGGCTTTCACGATGTCGGCTGCAACAAGGCTGAGTATCTCGGAACGATCAAGAGCAAGGGCGCTGCCTAAGCAATCGCAGTGACAGACTGAACACCCCCCTGCGGCGTCTGTCGCCGGGTTTTCACCAGCAACGAATCAACAGACTCAACTGGAGCAACTCCAATGACACAAGTGGCAGCAAAAACGCACAGCAGCGAAGGGGCGATCGACTACACCCCCGGAAGCGCTGTATCAGGCGGCGACGTCGTCGTGCTCAACGGCATAATCGGTATCGCGATCACAGACATCGCAGCAGCAGCTCTCGGATCACTGGCAACGCGTGGGCTGTTCAAGCTGCCCAAGACGACAGCGGCATGGGTTCGCGGGCTTCCCGTCCATTGGGATCCTGTCGGCGATCCAGACAACGGCGATGCTGGATCTGGTGCAGCCAATCAGCTTGGCGTCGGAACCTACGCAGGCATCTGCACAGAAGCGGCAGCAAGTGGTGCCGATTACGGAATCGTCGCTCTCAACGAGCAGAGCAATCTTCTGGCAGTCTCTGCAGTAGCAGCAGCAGGCAGCACGCAGTCGGACGCAGCCGCACTCAGCCAAGGTCTCAACGTCGTCACCGGCGCAGATGGGACCAAGGGCGTAGTCTTGCCGACTGCCGTACCGGGCATGCAGGTCATAGTCAAAGGCGACACAGCGGGAGTTCTCAAGGTTTATCCAGCCGATTCTGCTGCGATCAATGCGCTTTCGGCTGACGCGGCAATGTCGCTCGCGTCGGGCAAGATTCCTGCCATCTTCGTCGCATCCAGTGCCACGCAGTGGTACACGCTGCCACTACTGCCGAGCTAAGCAATGAGTGATCTGGCACAGATGCTGGCCGATTCGTTCGCCGACGCACTGGCGGTGCAGGGTGAAAACATCACCTTGCACGCCAGTGGTGGCGACCAAGTCGTGTCAGCGATGTTCAGTATCGACCCGTTCAGTATTGGCATTGAAGATTCGGGACCGGTCGGGCAGACAGCCACGCTCAAAATTTCGACGGCAGACGTCGAACATCTGGATCTTTACGGAACACCGACCTTGACGGTTACAGCACGCGGCAAGGTCTGGCACATTGTCACTGCCGAAACTGATCGCATTGCTTATGTGCAGTGCGGCCTCAGGATGAAGCAAGACGAACTGACGCACACAAACATAATGGACCTGAACGACGAACAGGCACAGTGGGCAACATGACGCCCGAACAATACACGCAGTGGCTCGAAGGTCAGCTTATTAACGCAGTCCAGACAGCCGCAGCAGAAACAGCACAGGCGACAGCGAGAAGCATTCAGCAAACGCTGCCGTCAAAACGACAGAAGACACGAAAAGCCGTGCGGCATCAAGTCGCACAGAAAGGCGACCGTATTCAGATGCGAATCCGGTTGCAGTTCGCCAAGCAATATCCAATCGAGAACACAACGACCGCCAGACTGTTCCGACGAGCATGGCAGCGGACGCGCCCGAACGTACTACCATCATTCGCAAAGACGCTCACAAGCCACCTGAAAAGGATCTGACGCCATGCCTTACGAAGCACAGTCAACACTCGGATCGAAAGTACAGATCGCAATCACGGCGGTTGATACCGACATTCCGGGAACCCAGAACATCACAATTACCGGCGAAGACAACGTATCGTTCGAAACGGGCGACATTGCGGACGACGTCAACTCAAAGAAGGCGTCAGGCGTTGCCGAACCCGGCACGTTGTCTTTCTCGATGTTGTTCGATCCGTCAGACACTGTCCACAAGCACCTGCAAAGTGTTCACAACACAGGCGGCAGCGGCGTCGCAGTCGACATGACGGTTTTCATCAGTGCCACCGGCGGCACGCGAGCCGCGACGTGCAACTTCAAGAAATTCGACCTCAAGGCAGAAAAGAAAGGCGGCTGGATGGCAGACGTCGAAATGGAATGCCTTGATCGCTGGACGATCGTTGACCCGTCGTAATGTCGACCGGCTGACTGTCCACACGTCCTGCAAGATTGAGCGACACGATGAAAGCACAACTGACGACTGAAAAGACCGGATTGAATCCAGCCTACCGTGGCAAGGAAGCCCGGCGTGCGAAACTGGCGGGCGAGCCTTACGACATCGCGCCGAAGCTGACGTATCCGGTTGGCACCATCATCGAAGGAACCGCCGCGTTCGTGCTCTGCACTCTGCCGGAACCGGAAGCGGTGCCAGCAGACGAAGAATGTCATGCGGCAGTAGTCGCGTTTTTCGATCGTCCGAGTCTGCGGGAACGGTTCGCCATGTTGCGGCAGATGAAAACGCCAGCCGTTTTCGAACAACTGCCCAAAGAGATGAAGCAATATGTCACAGTCGTGACGAGCAAGTGGGAAGGCTCAACGGCTGAAAAGATCGTCAACAAGGAACAGACCGTGCAAGCACCAACGGCTGGCACTGTCAAACAACCGAAAGCATCAGGGAGCACCAATGAGTCTACAGATTGAGGCGTTCGAAAAGGACGGCGAAACGTACCGCATCAAGCAGGCGTCAGCGTTCCGCACGTTCCAGTATCAGAAGGCCATGAAAGACGCTGACGGCGACGACGTCAAAGCCTACGAACACACGGCGGAATTTCTGCGGTTATCCGTGGTCGACGATTCAGACGGCACTCGCTGGACAAAAGAGCAGTTTGACGCCGAGGTTTCGATCAGCCTGTTCCAGTGGTTACAGGCGAAGGTTATGGAATACAACGAACTGCAGAAAACGCTCGACGAGGTCACAGAGGAAGCGGCAAAAAACTAGACAGCGACGGGCTGCTCAGTTTCGTCTACGAATTATGCTGGCAACTCGGAGGAGACAAATGCCTGCACCCGGACGAGTTCATGCAGCACGTCACGCTCAGGCAGATCATGGGCTGGATGGCCTGGCATCAGGAGGAACCACGAGGCGACCGCCGAGAAGACATTCGACTGGCACTGCTGCGAGCTGATGTTCGGGGGCCGCACGTCGAGCGTCCGGAATCGCCGGAAGATCTGCTGCCACGTTTCAGAGAGAACCGGCCACTGTCACCGGAAGTCGACCAGCTGTTGACAGACTTCTTCAATCTACCAGGGTGAAACAATGACACAGGAAGGCGTTGACATACCAATCGGCGTCGACCTGTCCGGCATCAAGTCGGCAATGGTCGCGCTGCGGGGTTCGCTCACCGGCATCAATACGCAGTTCAGCGGCATCGCAACGGGCGTCGACAGCCTGAAACAAACAGTCGCGGCCACGACAACGCTGGACGGATCGCGAGCGATCGCGTCACTCGAAGGCATTCAGGTATCACTCGGCAACGTATCGTCGATGGCGTCCGAAGCGAACTGGAACGCACAACGACTTGCGAACGCATTCACTGTCGTCGGCGTGGCAGCAAAGCCGCTGGCACTGGTACCGGGGCAGCTCGGCGTCATCGGCAGCACGGCCGGACTGGCTGCGACGGGCGCAATGGCAGTTGCCGGAGCGTTCGGGACGATATCGACGCTGGCAGTCTACGCCGGCGCGGGAATCAGTGTACTGATCGCGCCACTGCGCGGGCTGGTGGTTATTCCGAAGCTGATCGCGGCATCGTTTTCGATGATGTTCGCCGTCGTCCTTGCGCCGTTCCGTGCGCTGGCGGCAGTCGTCAAAGTGACCGCCAGTGCACTCTGGATGGTCTTGAAACCGATCGTGATGCTATCGGCGGCAATCTTCAAGATGAAGATGTTCATCGCGTCGTTGCAGATTCAATTCAAAATCCTGGCGACCGTGTTCGGGATGATGTCGCCGAAAGTCAAACTGCTCGTCGGGAGCTTAATAGCACTGGGAGCCGCCAGCCGCGTCAGTGCAACAGCAACAAACCTGCTGGCCAGAGGACTCGGGCTGGCGGTCTTTGCAGCAATGGCGGTCAAGAATCCGATTCAGGCCGCTGGGTATGCGGCAGTCAAGTCGGCACTGGCAATTCGACGAATGGCCCGCGCAATCGGTCGCAGCACGATCGCGCTCGTCAAGTTCACGGCCGCCAAAGCGGTCGCCGGTATGAAACGGCTGGCGTCGGCTTCGAGGAACGTCGCCAGCGCGATCGGCGGCAAGCTGATGTCGATACTGAAGACGGGAGCACTGGCCATTGGGACGCTGGCGGCTGCTGGGGCCGGCTGGGGTATCAAGCTCGCAGCGGACGCCGAGCAGGCCGAAATCGCGTTTACCACGATGCTAAAGTCAGGCGACGCGGCAAAGGCAGTCCTGACGGAACTGGAGACGTTCGCGGCATCCACACCGTTTCAGCTCGACAGTCTGCGAGACGGAGCGAAACAACTGCTTAACGCCGGCGTTCCGGCCGATCAACTCACCGCGAAGCTAACGCAGCTCGGCGACATCGCAGCCGGCACGGGCAAGCCGATCGGCGACTTCGTGCGGATCTTTGCGAAGGTCAAAGCAACCGGCAAGGTGTCGCTCGAAAGTCTGAACCAACTGGCTGAACGTGGGGTTCCGATCTACTCAGCACTGCAGACGCAGCTCGGCGGCTCGCGTCAGGAAATGCTGGACATGATCAGCAAGGGCAAAGTTGGGTTCACCGACCTGAATGCTGCGCTTGCATCGACAGCGACCGGAGCCGGTGTCTTTGCCGGAGGTATGGCCGCACAATCGCAGTCGATTAGCGGGCTGTTCTCGACGCTGAAGGACAACGTCGGATTTGCAATGCGGGAACTCGGCGGCGAGATCATCAGCGCGTTCGACTTCAAGGGACTAATGGCGACCAGCATCAGTCTGTTTCAGTCGCTCAAAGCTGGCATCGCTTCAGCACGTCCTGCGTTCGTCGCTACGGCAGCAGTCGTCAAGACGGCATTCGGTGCCGTCTGGGAAGTCGTCACAGTCGTATTCGACAGCATTACGTCGGCACTTGGGATGACTGGCGGGAACTTCATGGCGTCGTTTATGGAGTGGGCCGCGATCGCAGTCTGGGCAATGAAAGAATGGCCGACGATTGCTGAACTCGGATTCACGAAACTGCAGTTGTGGCTGGTGCAGGCGGGGGCGAATTTTGCGCACTTGTTCACCGGCGTGCTGCCAGCGTTGTTCTCGTGGTTCACTGAGAATTGGTCGAGCATCTTTCTGGATGCTGCCGCGTTCGTAGGCGTGGTGTTCGCGAACATCGGCAAGAACATCATGAACGCCATGACAGTGATCTGGGACTTCATCGCCAGCGGCGGCACCAGTTCGCTGGAGTTCGCGTTTACGCCGATTCTGGACGGGTTCGGCACTGCGATAAGCAAGCTGCCAGACATTCCGGAGCGAGCAGTCGGCGCACTTGAGAAAAGCCTGTCGTCGCATTCCGACACACTGGCAAACGCACTCGGCGGCAGCCTCGCGGCAGAGATCGACGCCAATATGCAAATGCTGGACGACTTTCAAAGTCAAGTCGTCGAGACGCCGACCATACCAGCGATCACAGCCGAAGGCGACCAGACGCAGGACGAAGGCGACACCAGCTCAGGCCGCAGCGACTTCACGGTCGACAGTCTGGACCGAGGCAGCGAAGCGGCATTGAAAGCGATCTTCGCTGCGGGCAGTGGCGACACGGTCGCAGACAAAACGCTCAACGTCACGAAGTCGATCGACAAAGGCATTCAGGCACTTGTCAAAAAGAAGACGCCGCAGGTTGCAGAAGCGGGAGCAGAGTAAATGGCGGTTATCCCGAACGGTGCGTCGTTTGCCGACGCGATCGAGATCGTCAATACGCAGGCAAACGCCGATAAAGGCGTATTCAAAGCGACCGTTACGTTCCGGATGTCAGTGCTACCGTCTGGCAACCTGATCGATTCGCTCAGCGAGACCGTGGCCAATGCCTTCAGCGCGTTCCTGCCAATCGAGGGCAGCGTGTATCCGGGTCGTCCGTTCGTCACCTGTCGCAAGGTGTCGTGCAGCATGGTCGAGAAGGGATCATATGAGTACGTGGCCGAGTACAGCGACGAGAATTCGACCGAGGACAAAGGCACCGACGAGAACCCGCTGCTTGATCGACCGATCATCAAGCCGTCGGCGGGCATCAAGACGCGAGCAATTCACGAAGACCGCGAGGGCGAGGGCATCCTGAACAAAGCCGGCGACCCGATCGTGCAGAACATCGAAGACAATACAGTCGGATTCAAAGTCAGTGCCAACGTGGCGTCTCTGCCGTTCGCAGTCTTTGGCCTGCGCAACACATGCAACAGCGCACCGATCACACTGACGAACGGCGTAACGATCGACACCAACGCGGCCCGCTTCATTCTGCCCGACGACTATCTGAGCGATGCAAAAGTCAGAAACGAGGTCGTCTACTATGTGTTCAGCTACATCGTCGACATTGACGAGCGAGACTATCACTACGGCAAACCGCTAAACGCCGGATTTCGCGAACTGGTCGACGGGAAGCTGAAAAAGATTGTCGACGCCAGCGGCAGCGAAGTCTCGCAACCGGCACCGCTCGATGACGCCGGCAAGAAGATCGCAGCACCGACTCCGGAGAACGTCAAGTTTCTGACGATCAAGAAGTACGCAGAAGCTGACTACGCATGGTTGCCGGGGGTCGTGTGATGGGCAGAACGCTATCGCCGGAATTCGAAGAACAGATTCGCGCACTGATCCGCAAGGACCGGGCGGAAGCTCGCAATCTGGGCGACGTGGAACCCGATCCAAGCAGAGCGTCGGCTCCAAATTCGTATCGACCGTGGGCGGTGATCCTAAACGAGTCACTAGGTGCCGGCACGATCCTGAACCCGACCAGTGCGATGGCAACACGCTGCGAAATCGACGCCGACACCGGCACCTACGAACAAACAGAGGACGAGATCAAAGTCTGGAACCACTCCAGCCGATCACATGACGCCGACACGCCCGGCGCAGCGATGCCGGTCGACGCAGACCACTATTGGTTTTTCGGTGACTGTCAGGCATGGGCTGACCGGCCCGCGCCGCCAGGGGGTGCATGATGCACCTTTGCGGTTGCTGCGAAGTGGATTGTGCCGGCGGATACTCGGCGAAGAACAACGCGGGCTGGTGGGTCGACTTCTCCGGCGGCTTTTCGTATCTGTCGCCGGAATACCAGAGGAGGTTCTGTGACCAGTTTGAAGGGTTCCAGTTCGGGAACCCGTCACAGTACATAGGCGTCGATACGCTCCAGTTTCTTCCGTCACTCGAACCGCTCAGAGACTCCATTCTGGTGCAGGGGCCGGGCGCAGTGAACTGGACGACCTGCGGCTGGCAGAACTACGTCGGACACGTTGACAGATGGCAGACATTTTCTGGCAGCGCGGCGGCGAATGCATTTGTCGGGACGTTCTACAACTGCATGCCGGAAAATAAGCTCATCAGCCGCACGCCGATTGATTACCGCAGCTGGCAGCTGGCAAACGCTGAGCAATCACTGACGTCAGTCTTAAACGGCGACTCGAACGGACGCGGCACGTGGTACGGAGAAGAGCCGCCAGACCCGACAACGCTGGAACACTACTGCCAGAACGATCACCCGGAAGGCATCGGAGAGAACAACCTGAACTGGAAGTTTACCGATCGACTGCTGGGGTGGCATGTCAGCGTTTCGCACACAGGAGGGACCGGAGAATACGAAGGCAAGCAGCGGCTCGAAGTGCAGCTCCGTATGATCCCGTACACGATCAACAACGAATGGTGGCACAGTCGCTGGCCCCACGACCAATCGCCAGATGAATACCCATTTATTTCGCCCACCAGTGGATTCTATCCCGAATACTACGACGCTCGATCGAACTGGCACGAGCAGGAAGTCGGCGACGGCTCCCGCATCTGGATTGATGTTTCCAGTTTCCGCGAGACGTTCTTCGAGCCGCAGGTTGTTGGCCGTTACAACCAGCTGTTCCTCAGTGAGGACGTTATCATTCGGCAATGCCAGGAGCAAACGCTGCTGAACGGTCGGGCCGGCAGCTACGCATTCATCGGCACGTCAAACACGGTCGACGATCACTACCGCATCTGGCGTTCGGACTGGCTCGACGGCGAGCAGATCGACGGAGTCACGCCACACATTCTGCACTTTGTCGAACCCGGCACGCCCGAACTCGACTGGTGGTACTGGCTCGGGCTGGTCAACCTGCCAGAGACACTCACGCTCACGCCAATCGGCGTCGACGAACTCATCGACATCACCGGCGAAGAACCGCAAGAGGTGCCGGCATGAGGCAGTGTGCGCATCACGTCGCCTACGAAGGCAGCAACGTCGATTGCAAACTCTACGGCGTCGGGCCGATCGCCCGTTGTCAGGGCTGCATCGACTTCGATCGCGTCAAGCGGAAGTCGCGAGGCCTCGGCGACACGATATCGAACGCACTGGCAACGGTCGGTGTCACTCCGGCCAGTGTCAGCGCAGCCACCGGCCAGCCGTGCAACTGCCCGAAGTACATCGCGGCACTGAACGAACTGGTTTCATACAAGCAGCAGGAGGAAAACGCATGAGTCTGTACGACCGATACAGAGGAATTGACGACGCGGGCAACCTGGTCGAAAAGCTGGGAATCTGGCCGACTATCACGGACTTTGGGCGCATGCTTGACGGCGAGATTACGGCAACCGATATCAGTCAGGCGTATGGATTGAGCGCCGCCGAACAACAGGAATTTGACGCGGTCAACGCTCATGCCACAAGTACGATCACCGCCTATGTGGTCGGACTGATGGGTGTTGGCATTTCGCAGGCGACGGCGACGAGCATCGCACGCGGCATCGTGCGGAATCAATACACGCAGGCGCTGTTGAAAGCGGAAGGCAATCTGGGGACGAAGGCCGAATTCGACGCAGCGATGGGCATCTCATGAGTTTGATTGCTGAAGCTGGCACGTTTTCCAGTCCGGGTTCAACCGGCAACGACACCGTTGCGCTGTCGAACTTTACGGGCGTCACGCCGAAGGTACTGATCGTCTGGGCCTCTCACGCCGACTCGACCGATGGCAATGGTCCGCTGACCACGGCAGCGCTATCATTCGGCGTGGCGGCTTCGAGCACTGAACGCGCGGTCGTTGCAATTCGCTCTGAGAATGGCCAGGCGACAAGTGATTCCTGGCGATATCAGGACAATACCAAAGTTGCCACGATTCTTGATTCAGGCGGCACGCGAAAAGAGGAAGCCGATTTTGTTTCGTTCGGGACGAACGAGTTCACGCTTAACTGGACGACCGTCGATTCGGTGCACTGGCGGTACAATTATTTGGCGCTGGGCGGCGATGACCTGACAGACGTCTACCTGGACGCGTTTTTGTCGCCAACATCGAACGGTTCACAGGCCCGCACCGGAGTCGGCTTTGAGCCCACGAGCCTGATCACATTTTCGACCATGTCGGCAACAGCGGGGCCGCTGCTCAACACGTGGGGTATTCTCGGTCTCGGCATACACGACGGCACCAACAGTACAGCGCTGGCAGTGACCAGTCGCGAGGCCGTTGGGACGTCCGATACTGTCCGGGCGATGGACTCAAGCTTCGTGCACCTGGCAAATGCAGACGGCACGACATGGGAGAAAGCTTCGGTTACGTCCCTTGACTCTGACGGATACACGCTGGATTGGACTACGACGCGAACTACTGCAGCGATCCACTACGTGCTGTGCCTGCGAGGTCCGCAGATGCAGCGCATGGTTGTGAATCAGCCGGCAACTAACACGACAGCGACTCGATCTGTAGGGTTTGCGCCGAAAGCGGCTTTGTCGTTTTCGGCGATGGCACCAAGTTCGGCGAGCATCAACGACGACGGGCGTGCTGCTGTCGGTGGATGGGACAGCAGCAACAAACAGGCGTCAGCCGGCTGGATGGACGCAAACGGTCAGGCGACGACAGACGCAGACTGTTATCAGAACAACGCGACATTTCTTAGTCATTACGACCACACGCAGACGCTCAAGGGCAGCATGACGGCGGCCGCCAGTGGCACCGATCTGATTGAAACATGGACCAGCGTTGACGGCACACAGCGCGAGCATGCAATGTTGGTCTTCGGCGATGCTTTTGTACTGCCACCACCAGCCGACGGAATACCGTACGACGAAGCGTTGCCAGTCAAGCCTTATTACGCGTTCGACTGGATGGCGTTCTATCCCGGTCTCTGGAAACTACCGGACGCCGGCATCACAGTCACCGGCACGTCAACAATTGTCGGTGCGGTGAACGATGGAGGCATCGCAGCCAACGTCAACGAGGCGGCGTATATCCACCTGCCCGACAACGACTGCGAGTTGTGGTTTAATCTCGCGGACCTGAACCCGGACTACTGGCAGACGCATCACTTCGACTTCCGGATTCACGCACGACGCACCGACGCAGCACAGGGCAACACGTCGCACGCTCAGCTCTACATGCAGATCTTCGAAGCCGACGGAACGACAGCAATATCCGAAGAAGCAGAGATGAACGCCGGGGGACTGAATGAGACATGGGAAAACAAGTTCATTCAGGACGCTGAACGCACGGGCCGATCAAAGTGGGGCGTTCTCGTCAACGCGAAGGTGCGACTGCGGCAAAAGTACAACGGCGGCGACGCAAACGAACTGGCGCAGATTGCAGCCTACACGACCTACGTGCCGATCGAGGTGAAAGAGTACACGGCGAAGCCGATCGGAGACGGTACGAACAACGGATACGGATCGACGGAAGCGACACGCTGGGAGGCGATTGACGCGGGAGTCGATACGCCGGACGACGCGAAGAACATCACGTTGACCAGTACGGACGGCGATGCGTTCTTTGTCATGGGACCGGCACCGCCCGCCGATTTCTATCAAGCGCTGCACATGCAGACCGAAGTGCGATGGAAGGTGTCAACAGTCGCTGGCAATCGGCACACGTTGTCAATCGGTCACTTCACTGAAGACGAGACGACAGCATTCGCCGGCGGCACCAGCGGCATGGCACCGAATCCAAACACAGCAGAAACGTGGCTCGAACAAAGCTCGCCCGACGTCGACGACACGAACGCAGTCGGTTCTTTCTACGACTGGAACGAACAGGCGCAGATCAACACCTTCGCGCCGGCAGCCGCGACCTATGACGACGGAGCAATCACTGCACTGACGAACTGGCGACTCAACCTCGGCAGCACAAACGACAACGGCGTGCAAACGATTTCAGAAGCGGAAACCGAGATCAAGTATTCGGCATTGTCATCCGTCAGCTACGTGGGATTCGAACGGCTGTTTCCTGCAGCAGATGCGACAATAGACGGGCCAATCACGTCAACCGAAAGCACGCTCTGGGAAGCGATCAACACGCGCGTGCAACTCAGCGACAACACGAAGTACGTCACGCTTCCC